GGAATATCTTGCGAAATATCCCAGGAAGGACTGGGAACAAATAAAACAATATGGGATTGATATTTAAGACTCTTCCGATCTCAACGAATAGGATGTATCGCGGAAGAAGATTCCTGACGAACGATGCAAAAGAAAACAAGGAGTCTATTGGCTGGGAAGCTAGAATGCAGTACCGTGGGAAGCCAATCAGCGATCCAGTAGTAGTGAAAGTTTCTCTCTGGTGGTCTGATCGCCGTAGACATGATCTCGATAACATCAAGGGGCTTCTCGATGCTCTGACTGGCATCTTGTGGGATGATGATAGCCAAATAGTTGAGCTGCTTATCACTAAGGGTGTTGATAAACAGAACCCACGCGTTGAGATAGAGTTTCAAGCATGTTGCTGAGATGTGAATGCGGGAAAGAAGTATTTAAGGCGAATATCAATCGCTGGAAACATGCGACATGCGGAGAATGCAGACAAAAGAAAGAAAATGAACAAGGAAGAGCGAATAGGTTACGACAAAAGAATGGCGTTGTCCCCATACGAGAGATTGACAATGGGTTGACATCACGACATGATATTGATATGCGTCAGAAGCTCGAAGAACCTATCGTAGCTATTCTCAAAACGCGCATTTATATTTCAAGAGAACTGGGAGTGATACGACTTACTCAGATCGCAAAAGGATTCGGGATCTCAGGCATGACTCTCCATCGTTACAATGATCCCGTCCATCGACAGAAATCTATTCAGTATGCTCGGAATCAGACTGAACGAGCTCGCCAGGAATCGAGGAATTGTTGGAGGTGTGAAAAGAGTCTTTTGAATCATAAACGATGTGGAGATTGTGAGATATTGATACACGACGATGAGGCAAACGCTGGTTTTTGTGCCAGTTGCATTGCGAACCGAATAGGTGAGATAATCTCGAGATGAAAACAAAAACCAAAAGCAAAGAGTCAAAAGAGAGAGGTGAGAAGAAGGAAAAGAAAAGTCGCAAATAATGCCTTTCGTTTCCAAAGCTCAAGTCAGGAAGTTCCACGAGCTCCATAAACAGGGGAAGATGAGCTCTGCAACTATCGCTGAATGGGCGATGAAGACGAAGAATATTAAGAAGCTTCCAGAGCGCGTGAAAAAGTAGTTATTCACAGTCGTTAAGGATTTCTGAACAACTGGATGGTAGAATAGTAGGAGTCTAGGATATTGAATGCTGCCCTAGCGTTATGAAAGACATGTGCTCTATAAAGACATGTGCTCTATATCGACACATGAATCGACCAAGCGATCGCCATGATGGGTAGCTCCCATCGGAAGGTTACAAAGGGGTAGCACATCAGTATCTTAGCAATGGAGTGTTGTTGGAGGGAGCCTTGACGCCTCGACTCGAAAGGATGCTAACGGCGGGATGGCTCACATCCAATGTCGAGATACGATTCCATCGGGAGCCGCAATTTTTGTGGTCTCCTCTTTTTCGGTAGAGATCCGTGTTATGACCCGATGAGTAGCTCTCTGCACCAGCACTTCATATTTATTCGTTAGCATTTTACCTATGAAAGTACTTGGTATGGGACACACCTACGAGCTCGATAACGTAGAAAGCGGTATCCAGACACTTCAGTTTATCCGCAAAGAAGAGAAGGACGGAAAACTCGAGACGATGATCAACGGTACAACCAATGAGCAGGTTATTGCCGTTCTTATCGATCGCACGAAGTTCCTCGATGAGAAGAATCCGAGTGACTTCAATAAGGATGCCATCCAGAATCTCGAAGCTGCTCTATTGGCATTCCAGAATCGAACAGCAGATCGTGAATCTCGGGGCGTAGAAGGTACAGTTCAGGCGTAAGAGAACAGATGGGCATGTTCCAAGGTCGGCGAGTCGGACTCCAAATCTGACTGCGGTGGGTTCGATTCCCACACCATCTGCATATAGTTATCCACACCCTTTTCGTTGATGCTACCGATATGGTGTTGTAAAATATACCTATGGACGAAGATGAAATCTACGAAGACGATGAGATCCTTGATGATGACTTTGAGGGTGATTTGATATGAGAATCCCTCTTGATTACCAGATGCCTTCTCTTAGTGATCTCAAGCGTGTAGTCGTGCTCATTGCTACAGGAAAAGAAAAGTACAACGAGCAACTCGAGATGACCAAGGAACAGTATCTCCGATACAAGGAGCTCGTGTGGAAAGAAGATCCTATTCGGTTTTACAACGGGATGGAAATCATCGTACCAAAGGAATCCAATGGAAACTGAACTGACTGAAAATTATGAATACGTCTATACCATCTCAACGCCAAATAGACTCGACCTGGTGCTTGTGCGTGCCGTGCTCGATCGAGCGCTTTTCGACGAATTGCCAGCAGTAACTAAAACAGTATGACCCTCCTCACCCCCTCCGAAACCGAAACCCTCAAGATGTTTGATGAGAAACGCCAAGAAAAAGATGCTCTACGAGCCGTATACGAGGTCTGGTGCGATGTGCGACAAGAAATCTCTACGTACATACGCCACGGTTTGACAAGTATTCGCAACTATTGGCTGTACGGACTAGGAAATACGCCATCGAAAGTGCTAAAATATGGCGTATTCTTTGACTTTATTAGCTATCGGGCGTATACTTAGCGTATGACTACTAAAAAATATCAGTGTCAGATGTGTGGTGCGACGAAGATGCTAGACCCGAAGAAGTGGGGACGCGCGAACGAAGACTCGTACTGCTACTGCCGACCAGATACTCCTAGTTTGATGGATTCAGAGACTCACATACGCTCGATGAAGAAGTATGACCACATCTTCCGAGGAATGAAAACTCTATGACACCATTTGAAACCGAAACCCTCAAGATGTTCAAAGAGAGATTTCCTCTTCCTTGGGACTACAATACAAAAAGGAAAGACATCGAAGAATATTTCCTCACCCAAATCCGTCTCGCCCGCGCCGACGAACGGAAGCAGGCGTATGAGGAATTGCGGGACGTGATAGAAAACGGAACGCACACGCCTATTAACGCCGAACGCTACCTCCGTATGGTAAAAGATGCCAAGGACCCGTTCGATGACGGCTATAACCTAGGCCGTGAGGAAGCGTATGAGCATGTGCTCGTCATCCTAACAAAACCAACATGGGTGGATTAAAAATAATAACCAATAAATATGGAATACAACTACGGTAAAACAATGGAGGGTAATTTCAGAGACGTAATAGCTTTTCAGTTAGAACAGAGTGATTTTATTGGTAGCGACGAGCCTGATGTGGAGGACTCAATTAAAAAAGCAATAGATATTGCCGCTAAGGACTGCTCAACTCTATCAAAAATAAAGTCGACGGGTATGTTGTCGCAGGGTTCACTTCTGCAAAAGAAGCAATAAAGCATATAAAGATTTTGAACAAAGATGCTATCGACTATGAGCTAAAAGAAGCGTACTGATATGATTACCCAACACATCGACGGTGATCGGTTGCATTCAGATCATCACATGGATGTATCAATCCGTGGTATAGTTAGACCATGAGCAAGAATAAGCACAATGCTGATAAAACAGTACCGAAACAGCTAGAACCATATGCTTTCAAACCTGGAGAATCTGGGAATCCTGCTGGGAGACCAGTCGGCTCTGTATCAATAATGGGGCGCATCAAGACGCTCTTCGCAGAGAATCCAGAACTATTCGCTGGATACATCGCAGACATCGTAGCGGATAAGAATATGCGCAAGGAAGTGCTCCAGCAGATTGATGGGAAGCCAGTGCAACCTATCAGTGGCGTAGATGGCAATCCTATCGTTCTTCAGATTGTGAAGTACGGAGAAGCTCCAAAAGAAAATGGCAACAATATCACCCCTGTATCAACCGAGACCATACCAGATACCGCTGCATAAAGCCTTCGATGAAGGAGCCAAGCGGCTTTTCCATATCTGGCATCGTCGTTGCGGTAAGGATCTCACAGATCTGAATATCGTCATCGCAGCTATGGCTGAAAAGGTAGGGAACTACTACTACTTCCTGCCGACCTACTCGCAAGCTAAGAAGGTCATCTGGGAGGGCAAAACGAAAGAGGGAGTGCCATTCCTCGATTTCTTTCCAAAGGATCTCATAGATGGAAAGCCGAATGACTCCGAGCTGAAGATTAAGTTCAAGAACGGCTCACTCTTCCAGCTTATCGGTACGGATCACATCGACGCGATTGTTGGTACGAACCCTATTGGCTGTGTGTTCTCGGAGTTTCCCCTGCAAGATCCGAAGGCATGGAGCTACATTCGCCCTATCCTTGCTGAGAACGGAGGATGGGCTATCTTCAACGGTACGCCGCGCGGGAAGAACCACGCATGGGAAGTGATGCAGATCGGTAAGGCGAATGGATGGTTCGTTGAAATACTCACTGTTGACGACACTGGTGTTATCGAGAAAGAAGTTCTCGAGTCAGAGAAAGCACAGATGCCTTCAGCTCTTTTCAATCAAGAATACTACTGCAACTTCATTGAGAATGCGGGACAGTTCTTCCGACGCATCAGAGAAAATCTCTATGATGCTGACGATGTTTCCGATGATACCCACGATTACCAGCTTGGTGCTGACCTGGCAAAGTACCAGGACTATACCGTTCTTACACCTTTCGACCTCAATACTTTCAAAGTGAAGCTACAGGATCGATTCAATCAGGTTGACTGGAATCTCCAGAAGGCTCGTATATCCGCCTCTGCCTTTAAGTACAACAATGCTCGAGTGAAGATTGATCGTACAGGGGTCGGTGATCCTGTCGTCGAGGATCTCATCTCACAAGGACTCAATATCGGCGAGGACGACGCTATTGTCTTTACCGAAGCGACGCGCATGAACCTGCTCAACAACCTTTCGATGCTGATCGAACAAGACAAGATCAAGATTCCGAATGACGAGGGGCTGGTCGCAGAACTTGAGAGTTTCCAGTACCGATTATCTGTCACTGGTAAGATACGCGTCGGGGCTCCAGAGAATATGCACGATGACCGTGTGATGAGCCTCGCACTAGCTGTGTATGGTGTAAAAGACCCCATAGGAGTCACAAATCGTGGCGGAAGCATCGGGAATGAGGACTGGGGACTCTACAACGCGACGTATGGATAATTTCATCGGAGTAGAACGCATCCAGCTCTACCAGAGGATAAAGATCCTCGGCGAGCCTAAGCTGATCCACACTGGAAGCGCAATAATTCCTGTAGGATACAACGTCTGGAGTCCAGACAAGGTGATCGTATACAAGCGGGTGATACGCCCTGCCGTGGATGGAATGGACGGGAAGCAGGATGATATGTTCGTAGCTGATTGCATTGTGAGCGTTCCGAGCACTATTGTGTAGGAATGCAAGAATCCTCCGAAGAGGTCATCACTGGTCAGTACGGTAACGATGACATTGACCAGATCGCGATAAGCATCGTCCGAACCGAAAAGCAGCGCTGGGAAGTCGCCACAGCTTTCGTCACTGATCGTGTGAGTTTCAAGATGCGCAATCTCATCCGCATCTTCCGCAAGAACTACTACGGCGTGTTTGACCAGCCAGTCGATCCAAACACTCAGATGGAGAAAGTCTGGTATCCGCTCACTGAGATGAATGTCGAAGCGGTGGTGAAGAACATCGATCTCGACTCGAAGGATATTAACTTCCGCAGTCGCACGACCGATGGATATGCGATGACCGATGTGACTCGCGCTCACGTCAAAGCAAAGCTGCACGAGATGGGCTTTGGGGACAAGATCAAGGAGTTTACCCGCGACCTAGCTATCGATGGCACCGCAGTCTGGAAGACCTACGAGGAGTATGGAAAGTGCCAGGTGCGCAAGGTGGATCTCCTAAACATTTACATAGATCCGACGTCTCCTTCAATCAAGGAGGCATACCGCTTTACAGAACGTGGTTTGATGTTCCCAGAAGAGATCTCATCAATGAACGGATGGCGCAATACAAACAACATTGTCCCAGTAGAAGGTCTCCCACGCACTGATCCGTACTGGATGAACCGTGCAACGATGGTGAACTCGAACGTAAAGATGTCAGACGTGTACGAGATGTGGGGAAAGATTCCACTCTCACTTATCACAGGGAGACAGTCAGACGAACAGACAGAAGTCGATGGTCATATTGTTGTCTCTGGTATTGATGGTGGTTCACCACGTTGCCATCTGATTGAAAAGAATCTCAAGAAGTCCCGTGATGGTTTTGCTGTGAAGCCTTACGAAGAAGCGTGGTACACGAAGGTGCCGAATCGTTGGTACGGTCGTGGTATCGCTGAGAAGCTCCTTACTCTCCAGATTTATGCGAACATCGTCTTCAATGTGCGCATCAATCGTTCCCGTGTCTCGCAGCTCGGTCTCTTCAAGGTACGCAAGGGAGCTGGCGTTACGCCACAGATGCTCTCACGTTTGCCAAGCAACGGCGTTGTCGTGCTCAATAACCTCGACGATCTCCAACAACTCGAAGTGCAGGAAGTCGGTGCTACTTCATACAAAGACGAGGATGTAGTCAACTCGCTCTCTGAGCGCCTTACCAATGCCTTTGAGGTAGCTACAGGCGAATCCCTCCCATCGTCTACTCCCGCTACAAATGCGGCGATCTCGAACCAGAATGCAAAGAGTGGCTTCGCTATCATCAAGGAAAGCATGGGTATCTTCCTCTGCCGTTGGATGGACAATCACGCGCTCCCTATCCTTGCGAAAGAGCTCACAGCCGATGAAATTGTACGCATCGAATCGGATGCTGAGAACTTCAAGGATCTCGTGGATCGCGTCGTGATGTACAAGGCATCTGAAGCGCTTGATAAACACTTCGAGAATGGCTATATCCCTTCACCGCAGGAACTCCAGACTGCGATGGATTCTGCTCGCGAGAAGATGATGAAGAGCCACATGTTCGTGAAGCTCGTGCAGAAGGTCATGGCTGACGAGCTCGACACTATCGTCTATGTGACGAATGAAGAGCTCGATGTGCCGATGACCGTCCAGAATCTCCTCGGTATGCTTCATAGCGCTCCACAGTTTAGCGATGCGATTATCAAGCAGACCTTCGATCTCTTGAACCTGCCTATGCCGAAGCAGAACGCACAACCTCCTCAGCAGCCACCACAAGGAGGCGTTCCAGTGCCAGTACCAGGGATGCCACCAGCTACACCAACAGGTATGCCACCAATGCCGAATGCACCTGATGCTGTTCGTGCTGCACCGACGATGACAAAGATAGCTACTCGCTCAAACGTACCTCAACGATAACCTATGGATGATACAAAACTCGAAGAAAAGCAGATCTCTGACGCACAGGAAGTGAAGGCGATGCTTGAGAGTCGCGGATGGTCATACGTGAAAGCGAAGTTCGATGAGATGATCCTCGATCTCCAAAATATAAACAACATTGATACTACAGATGTTGCTAATATGCAAATAGAAATCCGAGCGCGAGTGTTGGCATTCAAGCTCCTCTATGACTTTCTGAAGCAAGATGTGTATGGCTTCGTGGAACAGCAAGAGGTCGCGCAGGAAAAGCTCTCTGAAAGTACCGATACAGGTTACATAGTGCGTGAAGGGTAGTCTATTTAAGCTCCATCCCTGTATTTTAGTGATGTGCGGTGATTCCCACTGAAGGCGTTTCTTTCGCGAGAGCGATGCTGGAGGCAGAGGTTACTGAACGGATCTTGAGTGCAGGGCTGGGGCTTGAATCGACAAGCCCCTTTTACTAATGATAATTGATTGTCTATTGATATGAATCCAGACAACCCTAACGATCCCTCCCTAGCTGATGCTGCCCACGTGACAGCGGCAGACGGTGGGGCGACGGTTGATTCGTCTACCCTCTCCCTTACCGAGCTGAACTCATTTCTCGGCAAAAGCTTTACTGATAAGGACACGGCACTCGCGTCTCTGAAGGAAACTTTCTCATTCGTGGGAAAGCGTCAGGCAGATATTGAACGCGATGTGCGAGCTAAGCTCGCAACCGAAGCAGGTAAAACTGCTGATCCTGATCTTAAAGCCGAGGTCAGCTCACTCAGAGATCGTGTCTTCTTCTCAGAGAATCCTCAATTTAAGGGATACGAAAGCATCATCCGCAAGATGGGCTCCGATCCTGCCGAAGTTGTGGAATCTCCAGAGTTCAAGTCCGTCTTCGAGAAAGGGAAGGTAGCTGATGAAGTCTCCCAGACTCGATCAGTTGTCGCCTCTTCTGCACGGGTTGGTCAGTCCGCTTCAGTAACCCAAGAAGCTGTGAAGATCGCTAATGCAACTGGCTCTACGGAGGCAACTGCGGAAGCGCTCGCTCGCGGCATTGGAGCTGAAATGCGGGGTGAATAAACAACTTGTGCGGGAATAATTTACACTTCCTATGGGACTCGTAAATAATGGTTTGGCAACCTACGGTGATGCTACGATCAAGACCGACATTGTGTTGGACTCGGTCGAAATCATCTCCGCTCGTGAAGATGGAATCTTCTCGATGCTCGCAAAGACCAAGGCGATTGCAATGATTCACTCGTACCCGATTGATACCCTTGCAACGGCTGGTTCTATTGCCACAGAGCAAGGTGCAGACTTCACCTACAGTGCTCGTACGACGCCTACGCTTCTTACGAACATTGTGCAGGAGTTTGCTATCCCAATCCGCGTGACTCGTCCGCAGATTGCAGTTCAGCATTACCACGGTCAGAATGAACTCGATCGTCAGCTCGCTAAGGGCTTGATGGAGTTCACGAACGGCGTGGAGTTTGATCTCGTGCGCGGGTCGCTCGCTTCGGGCATCTCGGGTACAGTTCAGGCTATGTCTGGTATCATCCAGGCGATTTCCAAGAGCACTAACACCACGGCGTTTACGTCTGGTACTTCGTTCTCGGCAACCGTTCTCGATGGTCTCATGCAAGCGTGCTGGACGAACTCTAACGGTGATGTCGCTACTGACATCTTCGTCGGAGGTGCGATGAAGCGCGTTATGGACGGCTTTATTGCCAAGTCCAACGTCGTTGTCAACTCTCCTGACATTCGTGGCATCGTGAAGACCACTACTACCTACGAGACATCGTTTGGTACTGTGACTCTCCACAAGCACCGTTACGTTCAGCAGAGCGGTGATGCGACGGGTCGCGTTCTCGCTATCCGCCCTGAAAAGCTTAAGGTCGCGCTCCTCGAAGCACCTACGGTGCTCACGGATCTCTCGGTTGGTGGTGCATACACGCCTCGTGCTGTGTACGGCTCCCTCACTCTCGAGGTTCGTAACCAGGACAGCAACTTCTTTGCGTCAGGGTTCAACCTCACTCCGTAACAGGAGCGAAGTTATCCACAGCCCTTCTCTTTACGAGAGGGGCTTTTGGATTTATAGTGACGACATGGACACCGCTAAGGTCAAGATTGCAAACATTGTTTCTTCGTACATTGAAAATCATTCGGAGGAGTTCAAACTTCTGAGAGAAGCAAATGAGATGACACGGAAGATGATACGCGAGAAGACCTATGCGACTGAAGGATCGGACATGGTTCCCATGTATCAGACGAGCGAGCGTATGCAGACTGCCATTGCTACGATGCTCAATATAGACGAAGCTACATGGTTCAAGTCCCGAGAAGGCGGTCGTTGGTTCATCCGTACTTATCCAGTTTTCTCACTCCAAAACTACTAAATGAAAAACAAGCCTTTTGACGTTCTCACGTGCGGATGTGGGAGAGAGATTGTACTCGATGCTTCGGATGCGGTGCGGATCGTAAGCTATCCAAACAGCCTATTTGCTTGGTATTGCAAGTGTGGGCAGTCTTGGACTCGTCGGCAACCAGATGCAATGGACGTGAGTGAAGCACCAAAAGTTGTATGAAGATAGCGCTCGCGATGATCGTGAAGGGGTCGGACTCCGAAGCAAGAGTCTTGGATAGGTGTTTGCATAGTCTTCGCCATCATGTCGATGGCATTTTTATTACGCGTACGCACAAGCCTGGAGAATTGCCGAATCTAGCGGTTGGTAAGATAGCTCATAAGTACAATGCGACTCTCTCAGAGTTTGAGTGGTGCAATGATTTCTCGAAGGCTCGTAACTTTAACTTCTCACAGGTGCCGAGTGACTTTGACTACATTATGTGGACAGATGCTGATGACATCTGGCGTAGCATGGAGAAGTTGCGTCCTATTCTCGAATCGAATCCGAGCCTCGATGCGTTCGCCTTCTGGTATCTCTATGACTGGGATGAGTTCAAGCGCCCTGTCGTCGTCCACAAGAAGACGATGATTATCAAGAATGATGGGTGCGCGAACTGGGTCGGCGCTATCCACGAAGACCTCGAGCCTACGCGCTCGCTCGAAGTGCATCTCATTGAGGGTATCGACCGTCTCCATCTCACAGATCAGACCCGTATTGAGGAAGCTGGAAAGCGCAACGTAGAGATCGCAACGCTTGAGGCAGTCACAAAGCCTGATGATCCTCGTTCTTTCTGGAATCTTGCAAACTCTCAGTTCGCTGTGGCTGACTATGCTGCCTCGACAAAGAGTTTCAAAGATTTCATCGCACTCTCTCACTCAGAAGATGAGAAGTATCTCGCATACACACGCCTTGCAGACATCCAGAAGTCGCTCGGGAACCAAGAAGAGGCTATCCGAAACCTCCAGACAGCAATTGGTATAGCTCCTGCGCTTCCTGACGCCTTCCTACAGCTCGGTTACAACTATTTTGTGTATGGAGACTACGATAAGGCTGAAGAATACGTCCTACAGGGCATGGTACGTCGTCCACAGATCAATAAGATGATCGTGTACAACCCTCGGGACTACGATTACAACCCGATGATGCTCCTCGCGAAGATCTACTACAGCAAGAATCGTCCTGATCTCATGCTCCCGCTCCTCAAGGGGTGTCTGAAGATCTATCCAGACGATGCAAAGTTGCAGAAGATGGTCAAAGAAGGTACACAGGACAAGAATGCGCTTGGTCGTGCTCTAACCAAGGTGCAAGAGCTTCGCAAGATTCGTTCAAAGGACAAACTGAAGATTGCAATCGAGAAATTGCCTATCGACCTACGATCGCATCCGTCAGTCGTGATGCTTCGCAATGCCATGTTCATAAAAGAAACATCCAGTGGCAAGGATATGGTCATCTATTGCGGGAATACACACGCTCAGTGGAATCCAGAGCTCTTCAAGACCAAGGGATTCGGTGGATCGGAGGAAGCGGTGATTCATCTTGCTCGGCAGTATGGTTTGATGGGATGGAATGTGACTGTCTATAACAACTGCGGACACAAAGCCATGAAGGAAGTTCTACCCACAGGGGATGGAATTGGAACCGTGACATATGTACCATTCTGGGAGTTCAACTATCGCGATAAGCAAGACGTGATGATCCTCTGGCGTTGGCTGAAGCCTCTCGATGCAGAAATCAACTGTCCTAAGATATATGTGGATCTCCACGATGTCATCGGCAAGGGTGAGTTCACTGAAAAACGTCTCGCGAAGATCACCAAGGTGTTCGTGAAAACTAAGTTCCATCGATCACTCTTCCCGAATGTTCCAGATGAGAAGATCACGGTCATTCCGAATGGTATGCAACTCTATCATGAAGGGAAGCCTAAGAAGGACAAATATCTCATCATCAACACATCGTCGCCTGATCGTTCGCTCGATGTACTCCCTGCTATCTTCAAGAAGATAAAAGAGAAGATTCCTGACGCACGGATGCAATGGGCATATGGCTGGGATAACTTCAAGAGTTTCTACGCCACCGATCAAAAGAAGCTCCAATGGATGCGTGATACGCAGAAAGCTATGGAGGAAGCTGGTATCGAAGATCTAGGTCGTCTTACACAGGCAGAAGTCGGGAAGCTCTACGCAAAGGCAAACATCTTTGCCTACCCTACTGAGTTCGCAGAGATCGATTGTATTTCGGTCAAGAAAGCTCAGGCAGCAGGATGCGTCGCGGTTACGACAGACTTCGGAGCTCTCAAAGAGAGCAACAAGTTCGGCATGACTGTTCACTCAAAGAAGACGAAAGATAACTGGAACGCGCCGTATCAGTTCCACTTCGGTATCACTGATGAGAAGCTTCAAGATGAGTTCGCTGAGACGGTTGTAGCAGCGTTTAATATCGGGTTCCAAGCCGAAGCTGGAGAGGTTGAGGTATGGACGAAGACGTTTGAATGGGAGTCCATTGCAAAGCGCTGGGATAAGATTTTTCGAGCATGACACGTTTGTCACCTGAAGGTCAGACGAAGCTAGTAAAATCCCTGGTGGCGAATCTGGAAGCATTCAAAGCTGCATCCACTATAGGAATTGATATGCGAAAGGTATTCATTATATCTCGTGAAGAATTGCGCTGTATTGATACAGTGATCCAGACGGTCAAAGACTTCATATGAAGAAGGGGATCACATTTGGAACTTTCGATCTCTGTCATGCAGGACATATGCTCATGTTCAAAGAAGCGAAAGAGCAATGTGACTATCTAATTGTTGGTCTTCATAGTGATCCGTCCCTCGAGCGCCCACGCAAAAACAAGCCGATTATGTCACTGGCGGAACGGAAGATCATTCTTGAGGGAATCAAATATATTGACGAGATTGTGACGTACGATCTCGAAGAAGATCTCATCGATATTCTTGTGGACTACAAACCAGATGTACGCATCATTGGTGCAGACTGGAAGAATAAGCATTTCACTGGCTTTGAACTTCCCATTGAGACCTACTACAATACAAGAGGTCACGGATATTCCTCAACCGAGCTCCGAGAACGAATCAAACATGCAAAGTAAAGCAGAAATCGAAGAGTGGTACACCAAGCCTGATCCTTGGGGTTATGAAGGCACACAGGACGATATTGACCGAAGGAGTATCATCCTAAGAACATGTGGAGAAGCAATGTTTTATGATCGAGCTCTCGACATAGGATCTGGGGAAGGGTTTATTACTGCTCATCTCCCAGCAAAAGAAATCGAAGCGTATGAAATCTCTGACAATGCTGCTGCACGTCTACCGTGGAATGTGCGACGGGTAATCAAGCCGACTGGGAAGTATGACCTGATTATTGTCATGGGTATGATGTACGCGCACTATGACTTCCCGATGTTCCTGCGAATGATACGAGAGCACGCCGATGGTCTGGTGATTCTGTGCAATATCAAGGAATGGGAAGTGAAAGAAGTCTGCCAGCTTGGTGAGCCAGTCGAGACGTTCGAGTTTCCTTATCGTGAGTTCACTGAAGTAATGCGCGTATATGATTTTGCTTCATAATATCGGCGACGAGAAGCATTCAAACTACAACACACGCGAGCAGATCATGGCGTGCGGCGAGATGCTTTCATTCGATGGAGTGTACCGAAGCGTGTATGAGAATCGAGACCTACTGATGGATCGCCCATTCTTTATGTTCGTAGGTGGGGACACTATCGGCAAAGACAATGCTTTTGACTTGGCAAACGTACCAAAGCTCGAGCAATTTTGCACGATGGAAGAATTGGAAGAACTCGCACACTCATATCTCGGGATTCTCGCATGGCATACGTGGACTCATAGAGATCTCACTACGCTCTCTGAAGATGAGATTCGTGGAGAGCTTGAAAGACCCTCTGGCTTCGCACCGTATATCGCATATCCCTATGGTAAGTTCAATGACACGGTGATCAGAATTGCTAAGGAAATGGGGTATATTCGTGGCTATTCGGTGACTGAAGGGGACAATAGCCAGTTTCAAATAC